CCGACGATGGGGCTAGTGTTGTTACTGCCCCTTTGCCGCCAACTCGTAGGAGGAGTGTTGATGAGGCGTTACCACATGACTTTGTTCCTAATCGTCATTATATTGGTTGGTTGGCCAAGGAGGTGAAGGTGCAGTTTGGCTGTCCTGAGCCTACTGAGGCCAATAGGTTGATGGTGAGGAGATGGGTGCGCGATAAGATGAGGGAGCGGAAGATGCGTGTGGTCCATATGGAACAGTGGTTGGATACGATTACCAACCTATGTTTTATACCAAGTCCGCGCGACATACACGCTCGTGAGTTGATGATGTCTAATCTAGCTCGCTCGATGATTAGACGGTATCGTGATTGCCTCTATACGTGGTGGGGCATGGCGGTACCGGAGCCCTTCCGACGCGATTGAGGGGGCCTTGTTTGGACACGAGGGGTTAGTACCAGGTCTCCGCTGGATGATCCCAGGCTCCTCGTGTTTAAGCAGGGACCAGTGGTGAAGGAGAGGAAGATGTTTAGTATAGCCGGCGTTGTACCATTGGCCCGGTGGGGTGTTCACAATAATGATGTGGAGACCACAGCACGGGCAGTGCTAGAGAGGGTTTTGTTGACTAAGGGTAGTGGTGTTTGGTCTAGACCACCGGTTGTTCAAGATCATGTTTGGAACACGATGATGTATGGTTTTAAATCTAAGTTGTTGGCACGTTCGATTCAAGTCCAACCCATGTCCAGGGATGAATTCGTTTCCTCGTACGTTGGTAGACGTAGAACTAGAATGGCTTCAGCTGCTGATTCATTAAACTATACGGATTTGTCTTTCCGTGATATCCGGATTGGTACATTCATCAAGGCAGAAAAGATACCCTTCCATATTAAACCCGATCCTGCACCACGTGTCATCCAACCACGTTCTTCACGTTTTCATGTGGAGTTTGGGTGTTACGTGAAACCTGTTGAGAAAATAGTGTATTCGGCCATTGATGCTGTGTTTGGGGAGCGCACCGTTATGAAGGGACTTAATGCAGAACAGGTTGGCCAGATCATCCATCGGAAATGGTCTAAGTTTTCGAAACCCGTTGCTGTTGGGATGGACGCTCATCGTTTTGATCAGCACGTGCATCGTTCTTCCATGTTATGGACCAAGGGTGTAGTGAGTAATTTCCTGCCTAAAGTCCACCGTCGGTCGTTCGGAAGATTATACGACTGGAAGTTGCGAACGCATGGTGTTGCTAATTGCTCTAATGGTTTTCTTAAGTATTCTGTCGATTATGGACTTTGTTCTGGTGACATGGATACTGCTCTAACTGGATGTTTGATTATGTCCGGTTTGTTATATAGTTATCTGGCCATGAAGCAGTTACGGGCTGAAGTCGTTGACATGGGTGATGATTCGGTTGTTATTTTAGAACAATCTGATCTGCAGTGGTTCTTGTTAGATCTTGAGCGGTGGTTCTTGATGATGGGGTTTGTTATTGTCCCCGAAGCTCCTGTTTAT